TGTTAACTAAAACAAATAACTATAAAACTTTAGGTAAGAAAAAACCTGTAGATAAATTCTTTGAACCATTCTGGGAAGCTTATAGAAAGATACCTACTTCAATGCGTGTTGTATCGCAATCTAAAAAGCTTGCAAAAGCCGAATTTAATAAGTTAAGTAAAAAGACACAGGAAAAGATACTTGATTGCTTACAGGCCGATATAAGAGCCAGATCGAAACAATTAAAGAATGATAACTTTACTCCATTATTTCCTGATTGTTTCCGTTATCTCAAAAATGGTCAATATGAACAATATCTATTGACAGTATCTAAAAATGCAACTACATTAAGAAAACCCAAACAAAACACCCCTTTTTAACACCTCATGAAGAATTACAAGCGGTCTGCTGTTGATAGAGAAGTTACCTTCAACGCACCTAAATATACTTGTTATGCTTGCAATGATACAGGCATAATTAACAATTCAGACAAGCTAATAAACAATCACTTGCCAGACTACGACATTGATGACAAGGGAAGGCGGTTCTCAGGTCAGGATTTAGCTCTCATATGTTACTGCAATGCAGCTAATGCTCAATACGACATAGATGGTCAGATAATCTCTCATGGATATAGAGATTCAGATGGTCATATAAGAAACAACATTGGTGTAGATATTCCTATCGACATTGTTCGAGATATACACAACATGAGAAAAGAAAGCTGGACTAAAACAGAAAAGCTAATGAATAAGCTCATACAAAAAAATATTAAAAACCAACAATTTGCACTCCCACCAGAAGCTCAAAAAGTAAAAGACCAATTAGCAAACTTTCAAATTAAATCATTATGAGAAACTACAAAATTCAAACTGTTCAAGAATTTCAAGAACAAAAACAACAAAGAAATCAAACTATCTTACAAATGAGGCAAGATGGTCACACATTGCAATCCATAGCTAACAAGTTTGGTTGTTCAAGAGAGTGGATTAGAAAGTTATTGAAAGATGAACTTGGAGTTACACAAAAATACAAATTTAATCAAAAAAAACATTGCAATGCAGATGAATACTCTGCAAATGATATTTCTCAACTTACTGGTTATCCTTTTCATTACATATCAAAACTTATCCAAAAAAATTGGATTCCTAAAGCATCAAGAATAGAGCAAATTCACCCTTGCCACAAATTAGAAACACATTTTTGGAAAAAAACAGATATTGATAAATGGATTGAACTTAAAATTAAATATTTAAAAATTGCACTTGAAGGTTATTTAGAGTGCAGATTGACATTCCGAACAAAAAAATATCGTTGTGCATATAAATTTACTCACCCAAACTTACAAAGAAGATATAAACTACTTCTTAAAATTCAATCAGGCGATTGGAAAGGTAAACTTTCTTACAATTCAAAACGTAATGATGAAGTGATGAAAGAATTTTATGGCTACATAAAACCTTTTGATTACATACCAAAAGATTATTCTGAATACTTAAATCAAAAAACAAATGAAGATTATGCAGAAAAAGGTTTATTTAACGGCTGGGAAACATCAAGAATTTTAGGTATTGCAATGAATACCATTACAAAATACAGAGATCGAGGTGTTCTAAAAGAAGGTGAACACTACCATGCTGGAGATCATTACCACCATAGATATATGTACGATCCTCAAAAAACTAAAAAGGCGATGCTTGATGCTGGTTATGATTTAGTTGCCGCAGAAAGACAAAAGAAAAGGTGGGCAAAAACAAGATGACTTTTTATAACACTATTAACGAAAACCCTAGTGAACTTGCTAGGTCACAATCAAAAGCTAAAACACAGGAAGAAAGAATCATCAACTGCTTTAATCAATACGATAAACCACTTAGCCCATCAATGGTGCTTTCTATCTCAGGATTAAACTGCCCTATAACATCAATTAGAAGAGCTATGACAAACTTATCTGATGATGGCAAACTAGAAAAAACAAAAGACTTTGTAATAGGTAATTACGGAAAGAAAGAACATCTTTGGTGTTTACCTAAAAAACCAGAATCATTTACTCAATCAACTTTACCTTTCTAATCTATTTATTATGGCTACTACATTTGTAGAAAAGGAAGCCCTTTATGTCATTCAGCATAAAAAAAGTCAAGCAATAAAAATTGGTATTACTAAAGATTGGCCTTCAAGAGCAAATCAACTCAAGGTAGGTGAATATTGCATTTCTTTAAAAGTTGTTCATTGTGAAAACTCTTTAGAAAAAGAAAAACAACTGCATCAAAAATACAAAAAATGGAGACTTCCTTCATCTGAATGGTTTTTCCTTACAAAATTTCAAATAAAAAATTTAATCAAAAAAATTACATCATTTGGAAAAGATTTGATCTGGAAACCTAACAAAAGAGGCAGACCAATAATTAGTAAAAAACCCCAAAAATTGCCTATTTATGTTTTTAGTCAAAAAGAAATTGATAAATATACAAAAAAAATTAAACTTATACCTAATCTTGTTAAAGACGAAAATCTTCCAGATATATTTTTATGTAAAAGTGGTAATCCAAGACACCCAAAACACATACAAGGTAGGTGTACAGGTTTGATCTTTAAGGTTCAATATTTCTGTGATATAACTAACGAATTTGAAACTATACATTGTTATATAAGAGGCAAGTATTATAAAGATAATTATAAAAATTTAATAACTTATACAATTTCTGGCTCTATTATTCACCCAAGTCTTGATATTGATAAAGATATAGATGTATTTCATGAACTTAGATATGAAAAAACTTTTTTTGATGCAATTTATAAAATTATAAAAGCCAAAAATTTACAACCTTTAATGAATCTATGAAAAACAAAGACTTTGACAGCTTCAATAATGACCGCATTAATGCTCTTAGAAAAAGGATTGATGAACTTATATTCTTAAAAAATAGCTGGGAAAAACAAAGTAAATCGACAAAATCCAGTGATTGACGCTACATTTAGAATAATAAAAACCATAATTCCATAGTGTCTAACGGCAGAACCAGCAAGAATGAGCATGAGTTCAGAGTGAACAAAGTGGCTAAGCTTTTATCTGTTGGTACTGTTCGGTCAGAAATAAGTCAGTTTGCATCAACCGAGTGGGGTGTAAGTCAAAGATCTATTGATAGATATATCCAAGAAGCAACTGTGATCTTGAAACAAGATTTTGATATTGATAGACGACAATTTACGGCTGAAGTTTTAGCTCAGTACGCATCACTAGCAAAAGAGGCTAGGAAATCAGGGCAGCTTACAGTTGCTTTGGGCTGTATAAACTCAATGGCTAAGGTAGGTCAGGTGATGTCTTGAGCATACTGAACAGAGAAGGATCTGTATTAGATCACATAGGCAGTAGATACGTTGATATTGATACTGATGATTTATTGGATAGGATCAGGGCTGACTTGCACCCACCGCAGCAACAGTTCTTTGATAACCAAAATGAGATAGTAGGACTTAGTGCAGGCTATGGTGCTGGTAAAACAAGAGCTTTGTGCAGTATGGCAGTAAAGCTTGCAGCTATGAATATTGGATTTATTGGTGCTGTTATGGAACCTACTGCACCGCTTATCAGAGACATATGGCAAACAGACTTTGAGTTGTTCCTTGAGCAATATGAAATACCTTATACATTCAGAGCTAGTCCGCTTCCAGAATATACTTTGCACTTCAAGGAAGGTGACAGCAAACTGTTATGCAGATCCTTTGAAAACTGGTCGAGGATTATTGGATTGAACTTGAGCCATGTATTAGTTGATGAAATAGATGTTGTTTCACCAGCGATTGCAGATAAAGCCTTTCCAAAAATACTTGGACGACTAAGGGCTGGTAATGTTCGCCAGTTTTGTGCAGCTAGTACACCAGAGGGATTTAGATGGCTATACAACACCTTTGGTACAGATGAAGCAAAGGAGAGAACAGACAGGCAGCTAATCAAGATGAGGACTCAGGATAATCCACATTTGCCCAGTGACTTCATTGAACGTATGCAAAGCAACTATGACCCATCAATGTTACAGGCATATCTCAATGGAGAGTTTATCAATTTAACTACAGGCCAAGTTTATGATCGTTTTACCAGAGAAAACAATGTCACCAATATCAAGCCTGATATAGGACTAGAGCCATTAAGAGTTGGAATGGACTTCAACATAGGCAACATGAACGCAGTGATCGGTATTGTACAAAATCAAAAATTGTTAATATTTGACGAAATTAGTGGGAGTCACGATACAGATAGCATTGCTCAAGAGATCAAAGCCAGATACCCTATGAATAAGATTTACATATACCCAGATGCAAGTGGAGGCAACAGAAGTACTAATGCAAGTCAGACGGACATTCAGATTCTTGAAGGGTATGGGTTCAGCAATCAAAGCCCACGCAGCAACCCGCCA